CCTTGATATCCGTGGGATTATCGCGGGGAATGTAGCCCTTCATGGAGACATCGGTCTGGTCATCGTAGAAGATGATACCGACCTTCTTACCGCGATAGTCACGCTGTACTTTTGAATCCGGCTTGTAATCGATATCCTGGGACTCAAGCAAGATGCCTTGCTGGTCCTCATCGAAACCGAAAACGCCGACAGTGCCTATGATAGTTGCCATATAAGTGTGGGGGTGTCAAAATTGGAGTACCACCCGGAAGGTGGCGGATTGGATAAAATTATTGTCGAGCGTCTGGGGCTCCTCGATGGTGCGCAGGCTGATGGAATAGAGCTGGAAATCAGCGGCGGAATCATCGAGTTGCTGCCGGGTTTTCCGGGCTTGCAGCGTGCGGCAAATCACCGAAAACATCTCCCGGCTGGAGAGGTCGCTCACATCTTCGCCGGAGGTATGCAGCTCCACGGCAAGATTGCATTCCCAAGTGTGATTCCCGGGAATACGCTCCGCCTCAGCCGTACAGGTCAGCAGCACATAGGGGAGCACCAGCTCGCCATTGGTGACAGGTGTATGAACAAAAATCCCTTGCAGGGCTTCCGACAGAAAGGCCCGCAGGGATTCCGTGAATGAGTGGGGAGAAATCATACTGAGCGGATGAGTTTGCGCTTCATGGCCCGGAGCGTGCCATCCATGCCCCGGTTCACAGTCTGGAGAACATAGTTGCTACGGATGCGCAGCAGCTCATCGCCATAGGGCACCGAGTTGGTGACGGTAATCGTCACGCGGTCGCCGCTTTTTCGAATGATGCAGGAACCTTCGCCGGAGTGGCGGCGTACCCATGCGGGGATTTTAGCGTTCAGCTGCTCAGCTGCCGCCTTCCATCCGGCGGCCTCGCGTCCGAGTTGCTTTTTCTTGGCAGCCAGCAGTTTTTTCATCTCAGCCTTACTGACCCAGGCACCACGTACAAATCGCTTCTTTTCATAGTTGGCCATCAGCTTGGCCGTCCACTCTGACTTGGCCTGTGAAGGAGACTGCCTCAGTATCATGGGTGGCGTGTTACCCACTGCGGCCTTGGTGAAGCGTGAGGCTACAGCGCGAGTGGCCTCATCGAGCCCCTTCTGGGAAAGGATAGCGAACTTGGCTATCTTGCGCTGCAATTCTGTATCGTTGATGGTGACATGTACACTCATGGCTGTAGGAGGTCAAGGGAGACAATCGGAAGACCGGGGCGGCGGCTGATATTCTCCACGCGGTAGGTCATGCCATCCACCTGAACCGTGCTCCCGGGTTTGATGTCCGCCGGTAGTTCGGAAGCCAGACAGCGGGCCTCCAGTGAAAGTTCCCCGGAGAATCCGCCCGGCTCCAGAGTATGACCGCGCCCGGCTTGCGAAAGCAGGACGCGGACCTGCACCCCGTGCGCGGTGAGGAATTGGGGGACTTCCTCCCAGATAGAGAGGAAATCCCCCGTCATTTCGCGGCTCAGGCTCATGCGGAGACGATGCGCTGAAGGCCAGCGGGGCGAACCACCTTGAAGCCGTAGAGGGCCTCCAGAGTGATATATACCTTGTTGCTCTTGGTGTCCGTATAGCGGAGGTAGCCAAAAGTCAGACCGGTCACGGGGTCGGTGACAGCACCGGCCTCGTCATAGTTGGCAATCGGCGTCAGGTAACGCATGGCGATAGCCAGAGAGGACGGGTGAGCCGCGAAGCCGACCAGATTCTCGCCGTTGTCGGGTACGCAGCCGGTCTCAAACACATTGAAGCCAGCAATGCGGTTGACCTTGGCCTCAACTACACCCTGCTGGGCCAGCGGCGTGATAAAGGACTTGGCCACGATGTCATCGGCAAGCAATGCGGAGAAGTAGCTGTTATCCAGCACCAGAGCGCGGGAATCCTGCGGCATCTTGGCAGCGGCGCAGGCCTCACGAATCTTGATGATAGTCTTATAGCCGAAATCCTCTGCGGAGATGGCAGGAATGGCGGGAGTGCCGAAGTTGGCTGCCGTGATAGAGGTGAAGATGTCGCTCATCACGTCAATGGCGAGCTGCTGGGCGGCGGTCGTTACCAGCTTCTCCAGCAGAGGAATCGAGGTGGTGGCGGCCTCCTTGGCAGTGAGGTGTACCGTCTTGTACTTGTGGCGGTCGAGCGTCACGGCCACGGAGCTGGCCTCCGAATCTGCGTTGGCGGTATAGTCCCCGGCGTAGTCGCTGGAAGCGGAAGGCGCACCGATGACAGGTACCTTCACGGTATCGAGCTTGTCGGCGGCATCCGGTGAGAAGTTGGTGGAGAATGCGGACAGGGGAAGCAGAGTCTCCATCCACGGGAGAAGCGCATTCTGGGAGATGCGCACGTCTTTGAGGTCGGTGATAGTGTTAGCCATATCAGTAAAAAGCGGGTTAGATGTTGGAGTAAAGCTCTGCACGCTCAGCATCCGAAAGCGAGCGGAGGAATTGAGTCTGTCCCTGCGGGGTGGTGATAGCCTTGAAGCGTTCCGCCACGGGTAGCGCGGTGGCATCGCCCTTGGGGGTCACGCTTGCAGCCTGTCCGGCCTTGGTACCGTAGAACTCAGCGGCGCGTTCCTCAGCGGTGCGGGCTTCCGCCTGCAGCTGGGAGATCTGTCCGCGAGCTTCCCGGAGTTCCACCTCCTGAGCGGCCATCTTTTCCTTGGCCGTGGTGAGGTTGTCGGTGAGCTCAGCATTGACCGCCTCAGCGGTTGCAAGGTCGTTTTTGGCCGTTTCGAGTGCGGTCTGAACTTCGGCAAGCTGTGCCGTGAGCTCGGAGACCTTCGCCGTAGCGGCGTCCAGTTGTTCGTCAATAGTGGTCATATATGGTGATGGTGTTGTCAAAATGAGCCCTTACAGTGGCGGGCTCGGAGTTTATCCTGCACGGCCTCCAGCGTGGAGATGGTCGCATCCACGAGTCCGAGCGTGCGGGCCTGTGCTCCCGGGAAGGTCTGGCCCTCCATGTGTTCCGGGGCGATATTGCGGCGGCGGGTGACTGCGGCCTTGAAATCGGCCCATGTGTCATTGACCTGTTGCTGCAGGAGCTCTCGCTGCTCATCCGTGAGGCTGGTACCGGTGAGGCCGGTTCCCTTGTACTTGCCTGCGGTGATTGCCTCCTTGCGGAGTCCGAGCTTGGCATAGGCCTCGCTGCAATCCAGCAAGGGAAGCAGAACACCGATACTCCCCACCCTGGCTGAAGGGGCTGCATAGATGCCGTCACACTGGGAGGCAACCCAGTAGGCGGCGGAGCATGCTTGCCCGGAGGTGAAGGCGTAGACATATTTCTTCTTGCTGAGCTCGCGGACGGCTTCGGCTAATTCGGGCGTCCCGTTGACCGTGCCGCCGGGGGAATCCACATCCAGCAGTACAACAAGTACAGCCGGGTCTTCTTGGAGCGTTTTGAGTACCTTTGCGGCCTTTTGCGCCTCGGTGTGCTCGATGCCGAACATGTTCAGCACGGACCGGGTGGCTTCCGGGAGTCTGCGGAAGATGGGGCCGTGGATAGGGACTGTGGCAAGGCCTCCGTCTATTGTGAAGGCGGGAGCTTCCGGAACCGGTTTCCCGGTGGGAGGCGTGGCCGGAGTCGGGAGGGCGGCGAGTTGCAGATAGCTTTCGGCTTCCATGAGCCAGAGTCGTTCGGTGGATAGTAAGGTGTTCATGTTGACGTGACAGGTGGGTTGATGGTTTCTTGTTTGAAGCTGGCAAAAAGGAGTTGCGGCGGGAGCCCGTACCGCTGAGCGGTTTCTTCGATGAGCTTCATCTCCTGCGCTCGCTTTTCTACCTCCTCGTGGATATCCATGCCCAGCTCAGCAAAGTGGTCGGAGAGGGTCTTGAGTCCGGCCTCAACATCGGAGCGGTTCTGCTGAGCTTCGCGCCCGGCATCCACAGTGACACGGCGGGGCGTGGTGAAGTTGACCTCGGTCCAGTTCTCCACGGCTTCGAGCTTGCCCGTGGTAATGGCATGGCCGATGACCCAGAGCCACAGCGGGCGCAGCATCCTGTCGATGAGTAAGGTCTGCCGGTAGGAGAATCGGCGGTCAGCTTTGGCCACGGTCAGGCGAACGCCCGCGCTGGCCAGCTTGGAGGAATCGGAGGCAAACTCGAAGGGCAGCATGCCCAGAGCGGAGTCGCGGCGCAGGTGCTCAAGAAAGCCCGTGAAGGTAGGACTCGGGCGGGAACTCTCAAAGGGTTTCAAATCCTCGCCGGGCTGGATTTTTACGAGCTTGCCACCCAGTATGCGCTGGAGCCATCCGGCATCCGAGCTTTCCGCTTCCGGTGCGCCTCCCAGCTGGAAGTCTCCATCGTCTGCGTTATCGCGGGCGGTGGTCAGAATACGTGTGATGTCCGCATGGTCCTTCACGGCGTGCTTTTCGAGGGCCAGCAGCTCCATCTCATCGAGGATGTGATTGATAGAGTGCTGGAGACTCGGGCAGCCGCGTACCTGTGAGGGCGCATCCGGGTCGTACACGTGCAGGATGTGCGCGGCGGCGATGTCCGCATGCGAGCCGTCATCCCGGAGCAATCGGTAGGCCATCGGCACCCCGTCCGGGCTGAGTTTCACGCCATCGACAAATCCCTCCGAATCTGAGTAGTCTCCGATGCGGTGGCTCTCGATGAGTTGAATCCGGGGAGAGTCTCCCTGCATGACTTTGTGGATGAATATCTCGCCATCCGTATCAACAGCCTTGCATACAAGATGCTCGCACTGGGTGAGATTGAAGCGGCCTGTCAGGTCGGCGTG